AACAAACTCCCAGCCCTTGTCATCCGCATGTTCTTTCGCTGCTTTCCATTTGGCTTGGTTAACAACATACGTCTTTACTTCTTCAATGTATCGCTTTGTTTGTGTTTTAGGTCTTTTTGGTTCCTGTGTTTGCGCATATGGTTTGATTTCAACCAATATAACTTTGCCGTCTTTTTTCTTTATTAGTACGTCTGGAAAGTATCGGTGATATCTACCGTCTATAGGAGAGACATAAGGTATTGTCATTTCTTCTGATGCCCATCCTGATATCTCTGGATGCTTGTCACAATACATAAAGAAGTGTAGTTCCCAAGAACTTCTGTATATTATGTTTGTGGGATCTCCCATATACTTACTTGGATTTTTGGGAGTGAACTTACCTTTTGACATGGATACGTATCCAGCTTTTCCTGTTGTTATATTATTAATACATTGTTCTGCGCCTGTTTTATTTAGTCTAGCGATAGATAAAGTAGACTTGAAATCTCGAAAACATATTCGACATTCCATATCAGATGTATAAATAGACATAGCTGATGCTCCTTGTAAGCGTTAGAGTAGATGGGTTTCTTGGCGGTCACCGCGATCTACATTATTATTTATAGTTTTAGGATATTCGACATCGCAATAGGTTTATTCGATCAGACATTAGCACAAGGCATTCGACAGGGGCAAGTTCCTGGGCGAACAACAGAGGCACGTAACTGGTTTCGAAACACCGCCAAGAAGCTTTCCAGTATTACCGAAACGCGACTTCTAGCGAACAAAACAGCACTGACGAATCAGATACAGGTTGGTCGAATGTATATGTTCCAGTACGATCCAAAGTACAAAAAGACTTTGCCCTACTACGATAGATTCCCATTGATCTTCCCACTGAAAAAGACTCCAGACGGCTTTCTCGGCATCAATCTACACTATCTACCACCAGTGCTTCGTGCGAAGTTGATGGACATGCTTTACACATATGTCAATGATCCAAATCTGAGTGATAACGCTAAGTTGAATATCAGTTATAACATATTGAATGCTGCGGCTACGAATAAGTACATCAAGCCTTGCATCAAGCAGTATCTAACAGGTCATCTAAGATCGAAGTTTATCTATATTGTTCCAGCAGAATGGGACATCGCATTGTTTCTACCTGTTGAGAACTTCGCGAAAGCAAGCAAAGATCAAGTCTGGAAAGATTCTAAGCAGATTATCAATAGAGGTTCAAGATAATGCCATCTAATCCACCTACTAATACACCAACAGGTCCAGACTCGCCCCAAGGTCCGGAAATTGTGGTAAGTGGCCGCACATTGCCACCGCCACCGCCTGTGGATCCTCAAGAGTTTTCTATCGAAAGGTTCAAAGCAAAGCTATCTGGCGCAGGAGGAACTTTAAGATCGACTTTATATAGAGTCGTTTTTACTGGTTCTAGATTAGACGATGAGGTGTACAAGTTCTTGGCAGAAAGAGTTGAACTTCCAGATGTTTCTCTAGACACCGAAAAGATCAGACGTTTTGGATATGGTCCATTAGAAGATGTTCCGTATCGCCCAGTGTTTCAGCCATTACGTGTGACTATCATTGCTCCAGAAAGTCGGGTGATAGGTATCGCTGATCTTGTTAACACACTTTCAGGGACCACACCATTTAACACAACGAATAAGAAATCATATAATATGGCCAGCAACAATCTGAATATAAGTGTTGCTGGCGGAAAATTCGCAAAGACAGCATCTCCTTATGAGGTTGCGTATAAAGATGATATTGTTTTTACAACAAAAGTTATTGTTTATACTGCCAAGGCCAAGGAGTTGATTACATACAACTTCAATCAATGTTTTCTTAGATCAATGTCACCTATCGATTTATCGTGGAGTGCAACAGATCAATACGTCAAAGTAGACATGACTATAGGTTATACTGATTTTTATCTAACGTAATACAAGGAGATTATTATGGCTTTACCAAAACTCAAAGTGCCTTTGTTTGATGTGACTATTCCTTCAACAAACAAGAATGCCAAGTTTCGCCCGTTTCTTGTCAAAGAAGAGAAGATTCTTCTCATGGCACAAGCAGGCGGAACAAAGAAAGAAATCGTCAACGCGCTGAAGCAGATCATCAACAACTGTGTGGTGTTATCTGACGGCTCTTCGGTTGATGTCGATCATCTTACCACATTCGATCTAGAATATCTTTTCATCAAAATCAGAGCCAAGTCTGTGGACAACATGGTGAAGCTGAGATATATGGATCATGAAGACCAAAAGCATTATGACTTCGAAGTTCCACTAGATCAAATCGAAATCGTTCATACACCAGAACACAAGAACAAGATCAAAGTAGACAAAGAAGTTGGAGTTGTTCTAAAGTATCCAACTGCAACTATGATTCTCAAAATGGAAGAACTTGACATCGCGGAAGAAGATGCTGCATTGTTCATGATATCTTCATGTATTGATTACGTCTATGATGCCGAGAACGTTTATCCAGCGAAAGATGAAACGCCAGAAGAACTACAGACATTTGTGGAATCTTTAAGTGTGTCTGCCTTTACCGATATTCAGAAGTTCTTTGATACTATGCCTAAGTTATATTACAAGATCGAATATACAAACAGCATGGGAACAGAACGAGAAATCGAACTGTCTTCGCTAGATGATTTTTTTACCTTGGTTTGATGCACAATGATCTGGGTGGTTACTATTCTTTGATATTTTCTATGAAAAAATATCATAATTACACTATTGATGAAATAGAAAATCTAATACCCTTTGAGCGTGATATCTACGTTAATATGATCAAAGAGGAAATAGAAGCCGAAAAGAACAGTCAGTAAAGAAAGCGAGTAAGAATGATTCCTCTAATCATAGGTGCTATCGAAGCTGGCGAGATGATTGCTGGTGCCGCTGAAGTTGGTGGGATTGCAGCAGAAGGTGGTGCTATTGCAGCAGAAGGTGGCGCCATGGCCGCTGAAGGTGGCGCTATTGCAGGCGAAGCAGCAGAAGCTGGTGTCGCTGCTAAAAGAGGCGGTGGCATCATTAACAAGTTGATTGGTGCTGAAGAGATAGGTGAGATTGGAAAAACCGTTCGGTCGATCTTTGGTAAAAACAAAGACGATAAAGCAGATAACACAGAATCGGTAGAAAAAGAAACATCATCGGGCACATATGCTGGCTCAACTAGCACCTCTGCTTCAGAAAACTTTGATGATGTAAATCGAAACATCTCAAAACAAGAATCTCTTTTGACAAAAGGATTCTGGTTCGGCAGAAATCAAAAGCCAGATCCACGTGATGTTGAACAAGCGATGCAACGCAACACTATGGCGTTGATCGTTTCTAGACTTACGCTTATTGATAACAAGTTGTCACGACTAGACAACCATATGCTCGGCATCAAGAAAGTTTTGAGCGATCACCTCACATTAGAACGTGATCGCATAGCAGAGCAAGAGATATCGAGCCAGGAAGAAACTCTAAAATATTCTACTAAAGATTCTTATCCATGGCTAGCCAAAGCCAAAGGGCTAAACGATAAGTCTGGCGGTTCTATTCTTCCATTTCTAACCGTTGCTTTGATGCCGACGATACTTGATTGGTATAACAAGTTCGCAAAATGGACATGGGATGGTACACAAAGATTAGCTGCTGGATTACTAGTTGCATCTAAAACTCTGACACGATCTTTAGAGGGCTTGTCTCAATGGGCTTCCAGAACAGGAAGTACACTGTTAGCAAAGTTGCAGCCTTTTGAAGGCAGTGTAACTAAGATATCACAAGTTGGTGAAGAAGAGGAGTATCTTCGCAGCATGTTTGACTCATTTTATAAGCAAAGTCGCGGTGAGTTCGGGCAAGGCACAAAACAATCATTGAAGTCTGCACAAAGAGCATTGCTAAAATACGTAGTATCGAAAGATCCTAAAAAGTTCAACGAATCTTTCAAGAATATGTTTTCAAATAAACAAGCTTATGAGTCTGGCAAACCAATCGCGATGGCACAAGATGAAGTTGTTACCAGAGAAGCGGACTCATTAGGTAAAATGCTTGCAAAAGGTGCAGGTCGTGGCGCAATGAAAATGTCAAGTAAAGCGGCAAAGGCACTCAGCTATCTTGTCCCTATTAGAGGAATACTTCAGGGAATAGCAAAGTATGCTAAGTTTCTGATGTTCTTAGATCCATTGATTGCTTTGTTAAAAGTTGGTATTGGCATAGGATCATGGAATGAAGTCGAAAAGGCCTTTGTAAGAGCATTAGGTGCATTCATTGGAGCAGAGTTAGGTGCCGCTGGTGGTGCAGCGGCAGGTGGCGCGCTCTTTGGTGCTTTGGGTACTGTCATACCAGGTGTGGGCAATCTAGTTGGTGCCGCAGTAGGCAGCGTGGTGGGTGGACTTATCGGAGGCTTTGGTGGTGCTAGTGTAGGTGAGTATCTTGCAACAAAGATTTGGCAGATCATCACTGGCGAAAAGACAGTAGTTGATGTAGCATCTGATGTGGCTTCTGATGCATTGAACCAAGCAAAAATAGCTGCTGGTCTAATCACAGGTACAACACCAGTAACTGCTGGCAACATTGCAACTGCTGGAGGATTCAATCCTGCAACTGCTGGCGACAAAAAAAATACAGTCGGTGGCGGCGGTGGACAGACAGAAATCGCCGATTCGTCATATGATATTGTATTGGGATATGGAAAGTTTGGTAAAATCCAAGATATGTTCCCAGGTAAGAAGTTAACTCAACTAAAAGTATCAGAAGTATTCGATTTCCAAAAAAACGTTTTGATACCTAACTCTAGAGGTAAGTTGCCACATGGCGCTGATAGTGGATTAGGTGCATATTCTATAAACAGTGCTACACTACAAACTATTATGGACAATGGTATCATTTCTCCTAATGATACTTTTGATAAGACTACACAAGACAAAGCAGCTAAATGGTTATACGAACATAATCAGAAGAATCACAAACTACAGAACACCTGGAACTTCTTTAGAAAGCATCCAGATGCTTCTGGTATGTCATTCGAACAAGCGAAATCTTCTATCGTACATGATGAAGGAACAGATAGAAATGTTCGACCAGATAAATCTGAAAAGGGATCTTCACCACCTTATTCTTCTAAAACTATGGAATCCAGTTCAGGATCAATGAGAAGTACAATGCCTATGAGAGGTGTTAAGTTGAACCAATCACAGCAATACGGTATTCCTTCTCCATTTGCTTCAACATCGTATGAAGATCGTGTCTCAGTATTCTTCAATGCAAATGAGCCTGCTATGGGCGTCGGTATGGGCTAATGATACCGAATGTAACCATCAACTCTTTTTGGTCTAAATCCAAAAAGCCTAAAGAAGAAGTAGAGGTCGTAACTAAAGTTCTCACTGAAGAGAACCGCATTAGTGCGCTTACGCATGATTTGGGTGTTGCTATTCTGTCTGCCGTTGGAATATTTTCTATAACAAAGAAAATAGATGCTGTTAAGTTGCAGCCAAAAATGGAAACAAACCCAGAAGAACTTGCTGTAACCAAAGAACAGAATGATGATGGTGACATGGGAGGCATGATTGCTGGCATTGTTGTTGCTGCATCTGTATTGATTGCAGGATTCGGCGAAAACATTTTCAAAATGTTAAAGAAGATGTTCGTTACGGTAGAGACTACACTATCAACAGTTATGGACAATGTATATGACACTTTGATGTCTATTGTTAATATCGGAGTGAGTGATAGAGGACAAACAAAAGCTGCGAATGTGTCACAATATGAACAGACATCAAATGTAGATCAAGGCGATAAGAGTAAGCCTTATACAGTTGAAGATGAAAGAAAAGATGACGAACGCAAGGTAAAAGAAGCTGCTTCGAATATATCAGGCACCGCTGGGCAAACGAATCAAAAGAAATCTGCTCCCACATTAGTTTCACAACAAAAAGAATCTGACATTAAAAGACTAGACGTTACATCAGTTCCTATGGGAGCAGGTGAACAGATAGACTATACTGAAGGAGATGAATATGGTTCTACTGTGTCTGTGTCTAAAAATGAAGAAACGACAAAAATAAGTCTTTCAGATAAGCCAGCATCTGGTCCAAAAAGAAATCCTAACAGTCGTTCTGATTTGCCTAATATGCCTTTACCAAAAGTAAGGCCATTAACTGCACAAGAAGTTGAGGGAGTTAATCTCAAAACCGATCCTTCTAATCCCGTCACACTTCACGGCATTGATCCAGATATCATTGGTGCATTCAAAAGAATAGAAAAAGATGTCGGCGCCAAGTTAATCATTACAGGTGCGAGAGACGATCACCGTCGCGCTGTAGGACCTGACACAAGACACGATCATGGTACAGCATTAGACATAGGCTATTCTAGAAATCCTATTCTACAATCAAATGCCGGCAGAACACTAGTTCTCAAAGCAGCAATCAAAGAAGGTATCACTGGTATAGGATTTGAACGCGATCACATGCATATAGATATAGCAGCGATCAAGTTGAAACAACCTAAACTTAGGAACCATTGGGGAACGTTCGACCAAGAGCAGCAGAAAATCTTATCCGACTCTTATGCAGGTAAGATGCCAGATATTTCGCCTATTTCACCAACACCACCAGGTGGTTCACCACCAGGTGGTTCTAAGGGCAACAAAAGTTCGTCTTCAAGTAGTTGGTGGCAATCAGTAGAATCTTATTTTGGTGCAGTAGAACCAGCACAGGGCAATAAACATCACGCAGGAACATAAGGAATCATTATGATAAAACTATTCGCATGGCTATCACAGTTTTTTCCATGGATAGCAGAACTACTTAAAGACATCGATGGTTATCCATCATCAAAGCGTGTGTTGGCATTCATATCAACATTCTTTATGATGGGTTTAGGTATTTCCAATACGTTCTTCAATCTTCATGTTGAACAGTTTATCTTTGAGTCGTTTCGTGACATCGTGATTGCTGGTATTGGTTTTGCTGGCGCTGAGAAGTTCACTAGTAGACCAAACGATCCAACACCAGACGATTCATCATCACAATAAAAAAGGGGTAGCCGAAGCTACCCCTAAGTTAAGATGGCGGAGCAAGTAGGATTTGAACCCACGGAACCTTTTCAGGTCCTCTCGCTTTCAAGGCGAGTGCAATAAACCAGACTCTGCCATTGCTCCAGTATTCTATTTAGTCTGATGCCAGCTTCTTGAAATAAGCTAGATCATCGTCTTCATCATCTGTTGCCCATGGCACATCATCTTGTGCGGCTGCAATCTTTGGTGCAGCAGCTTGACGCTGTACAGGTGCTTCAGCACGAGCGATAGGATCTTCGAAGACTTCACGACGAGCCGCAGCCGCTTCATTCAAGCCAAGAACCGCGTGCAACTTACGCTTCAGTGTATCATAGTCCTTGAAGTTCTTTGGATCAACAAACTCTTGTAGAGAATGCTCTGACTTCCAAATCTGTTCAAGCTTATTGTCATCCTTTGACAGAGGACCAGCAGCTTCAAACTCTGAAGAGTCGTAGTTGCGATAACCAGCAACTTGACGAATCTTGATCTTGAAGTTAGCACCAGTCCAAAGATCAAATGGATTGATTGCTTCTTCATCCGCAAAAGCAGGATTCATTGATTCGTTGATCTTATCAAAAATCTTCTTACCATACTTGAAAAGCTTAACCTGGCCTTCATTCTCTGGGTTCGCAGGATCCTTGATAACATAGATGTTCGAAACGTAGTTTAGCTTACGCTTCTGTTCACGAGCCTGCTTACGGGCTGGTGACTGCTCATCGGTAGTTGAGTTCCAGAGTTGAGTGTTATACTCAGAAACTGGATCGTTCTGACCGAGTGTGGTCAGAGACTTTTCGATATACCAAGTGCCGCTTGGGCCCTTGAAGCCATGTTCAAACACACGAACGAATGGCACATCTTCTTCGCCTGGAGCAGGAAGGAAGCGGATAACAGCATAGCCATTACCAGTCTTATCTGTTGAGGGATACCAGAAGCGGTCATCTTTGCTCGACTGATTTTCGTTTGTGTTGAGTTTCTTTAGCTGGTCGTTAAGCTTGTTGATGCTTGAACCGCTGTTACGCTTGAGATTGCTAAAGTCCATATATATTCTCCGTATGATTGTATGGTTGTTGTATGTTTATTATCCACAGTATTCATAATGTATATCTTGTTTTACACCATATATCTTCTGGTGTCAATGTATTTATACAGGCAATCTGGCGACTTTTGGCAGAAAGTTTAAGTTCTCTGCATCACTCTGCATTCGTGACTTCAGATTGGCATTGCCCTTTACTAGAGACGCCACTGTCTCAACTTCTAGATTGTTTCGTTCACAGTATAGCATAACAGCATCAATATAATCAATATCATACTGCCATACTAACTCTTCAATCTCTTCAGCAAACTCTGCTGGTGTTTTGATCTTCAACTCATCCATTCACATTCTCCTTAATAATGAACTTATCTCCTTTTACCACAATCTCAACAGTTTTGCAACATTTTGTTTTGGTATAATCTCGTCCACCATCAATCATTGCGCCTTTAGTCTCTTGATAGTCATGGCGATATCGTGATACAATCACTTCGCCGTCATCACATACAGCACCAACAAGTGGATTAGAGAATACGGAAGAAGCCTCAGTGATCATCACACGATCTGCCGCATCACGATAGACGCCGAAGTAATGTGTATGACCTTTGCTTGTGTCTGGATTAGGTTGATAGAATACATCTACTGGAGTTTCATTCCAGTTGCCACCTAGACGTTTGGTGCACCAGTAACCCATGTACCGTGCACCATATTTTTCTTCAATGATCTTGATGCCTTTGCTACCAAAGTGATAGCCAACATTTTCATTATGTGGCTTAAAGTACAGGTTCATAATGTATCCTTAGAAAACGGGGTGCCCTATATCCACCGAGTAGCCAGAAGACATTATCTCTTACTCTGCCGACACCCAACAGAGTCGTATCACTATCTACAATCGGACCTAGCCGTGCAATGTACCGCGATAGGAGACAGTACAAAGTACATAACTTAGATGAACACTGACTGATACCTGCACTTCTCACCGTGTGCTTTTCGAGTCGCGATCCCTAGATATCCGCGTGGTGTTATTCGTTGTCAGTGTTCATCAAAGTTTGCTGGGTACTATCGCTCCGTTTAAGGGCAATCGCTATACGTAGCCCCCCTAGAATAAACCTTTCATCGGTTGCGCCGAACATCCCACATAGTGGCGGTTATCAGCTAGGGTGATGATCTTCCTCGATAGTTAGGATCTTGCGCTCTTCTGCTCGGACCCAACAAAACTTATTTATACCACGGTTTACCGCGTGACAGGAAAACTTACCACTAGGGCGGGATACTTGCTCTGAATCTTTGACTCGGGAACTTCTTCCTCTGTCCCACATTCTCGGCTTTCTCTCTTATTACGACCAGGCTTAATGTTGTTTAAGCCCTTTGCTAGTACCTGATTTCAACAAAGCAGTATCAGTCAAGTTAACTGACTTACTATGCATTCACCAGGCTTTTCCTGCCCCTCGATAAACCGTGGAGCTAAACTTAGAAGAACCTACGATATGGAGCACCCTCTCCATGGCAGCCACCAACGTCTTCGTCAAGACTTATTTCGGTGGTAGAACCCGTCGGCAAAGTAGGTTCATCTAAGTGGTGGTTATTCTGTTGCAAGGTCAACCACCAAACCCATATTTTATAAATAAGATGTGACTCGCGGTTTCGCACACCCAGTCACTCTAACGCTTACAAGGAGCAATCAGCATGACTATTTATACAGGATACGTATATCTTTGGTACGACACCAGAGCAAAATTCTTTTATCTTGGTGGCCACAAAGGTAAAGTAGAAGATTCTTATATCTGCTCTAACAAAATGATGCTGAGAGCATACAAGAAACGTCCAGAAACATTCAAATTTCGTGTGCTTGAATATGTTTACGGCGACAACAAAGCTTTGCGTGAAGCAGAACAACGTTGGCTAAACATGATCAAAGACGAAGAACTTTATTGGACACCAAACATTTACAACAAAACTGTTAGATATTACAACCAGAAGAAACATTCTGCTGGAGGTAATGGCACTGCCAATAAAGGCAAAAGTAGACCAAGTTGGAGCAAAGGATATACAAAAGATGAAATAAATCTAAGAAGAGACGGTCTGTTGTCTTTCTTTCCTTTAGATATTCCTAAGAAACTTCCAAAAAGGCGTCAACTAGACAAAAGTAAAACAAAAATAAAAGAAGCAAAACCAAAGTTTTGTAAAGTGTATTCGCATATATGCGAAAAGTGTGCTAAAAACTTCTATCATAAAAAAGATGATATTAGATTTTGCTCTCTATCATGCCGCGCAAGTAATGCAGCATCTTTAGTAAAGGTAAATGGCATGAAGAAAGAACAAACTAGAAAAAGTTTTTCTAATCTAACCACTGGAAGAAAAATGTCCACGAGAGAAGACGGCACAAGATATTGGACATATCCAGATAATGAGGGTGTTTATTTCACAGAGTACACCCACAAACTCCGAACTACTTAGATCAGGCAGACATTCTCACGGCTGCAAAATCGTTGTCGTTATGTGCAACTAGGTTGACATTTACAGTTTTAGCCACTCGGCCAGCGAATCAGTCTAGACTTTCCTATCCAATGCAAATCGATCCCAGGTCATCCCCATCAACTACACTGTGCTATATAAGGATAGCGTTAGTACTAAGTCTTTAGACAATACTATCTAGCAGATACTAAATGCACAGTATAGATGGTGGAGATGGGGAGAATCGAACTCCCGTCTTTACATCTTTCAGTCTGCTTTCAAACAACTGATAACTTATTTATACGCGAAATGCATATAAATGTCAAGAGATTATTTTACCTTTTTGTTGACTTTGGCCTTTGGTGCAGGCTTTAGAGCAGCTTCTAGACGCTCTTCCAGATCCTTGATGTCTGCTTCAGCAGTGGCAAGCTTTTCCTTCAGCCGGGCACTTTCGACAGTATCTGCGCTTACAACCGTACCAGCCACAAATGCTACGAACAGCAATGCAATGAAAATTCCGTATACAATAAACATAATGTTCTCCTATTATAAAATGGCAATGATACCTAGATATTTATATCGTTAGCCTCATCATTCCAGACGTCTTTGATCTGCCGACCTCGACCGACTGTCTTCTTCTTGCTCTCTATAATCTTGGGCTTGTTATAGCGCCAAGAGTTACCAGCAACAGGATTACGCGGCTTCATTGACTTTCTCCAACCATTTCTGGATTGCACCAAACTTCAGATCAAAATAATATTCAAGGCATTCATAGCCGTAGAAGTTCAAATCATCAAGAGCATCTTCTGCATCCGCGAGAATCTCAATAGCATGTTCAACCGAAGTACCAGGAATAAGTTCCTGAATCTTCTCAATGCGGCCAACAAAAACCTGAAAGTTCTTTTCCTGACGAATAGTTTCCTCTTGACTTTGAAGATCAAGCATTTTAACCAGAAACTCAAAGTCTTCTTCAAAAGCTTCTAGAGAAAGGAAAGTGATCCCACGAGGGCGAAAGCCGTTAAGATCCTTGAAAAGATCCGAATAGATGTCACCATCATGCGAGTTGGTCAGGGCGTTGATGTCCGACAAGTTCAACATTTCGAATCACTCCATCTCTCTGCTACATTCTCACAATACGATGATTCGATAAAAATGTCAACAAAAAACTACCACTCCGTTCCTACGGTAAAGTCAGTCTTTTTGTATGCTTGGAACCAGTCAACACCATATGCAGGGCAGATATAGATTGTATCAGGTAGACCGTTGGTATCCTTCTCACCACCTTCACCACAGATGAAGTAGCGATCACCAAGCTTCTCTGCTAAAATGGTGTGGTAAACTAGTCTATAGAACTTCCGAAGTTCTTCTAGTTCGCCTTCGAATGCTTCGGTCTTAAGATTACTATCAGAAAAATGCTCTTGCATTAGTTTACCCACATCTTAAATACAAGAGATGATAGATAGATTGGCCAGATAGCCGCAGCAAATGCAGTGCCAATACACACAGGAACATCGTTTAAACCGTTACGATATTCATCACCATGTTTTGCTTGATGATAACCAC